CCTGAGTCAATTGTTTGTGAATCAGAAATAGTTGAAGCATGTGTGTTAATATAAGTTGTAGCTGTCATACTTGCAGACGGTGCACGTTTTGCAGGGTAAGTACAAAATACAGTTTTAGTTCCTGTTGTAAAATTCACCGCGTTATCTGAGTTTGAAGAGGAGATAATGGTATCTCTAGAAAGTGTATCAGGTGATGCATCTGTTACAGTTCCGATACCTACTTCAAATTCAGAAGTTCCATCGTGTGAAATACAATAGAACGTACTGTTTGTAGTTCCAATACCAGCAACAAAAGTTTCAAAACCTGTTTCAGCTGTAGCTGATAGGTTTATTGTTCCTGTGCCAGTAGACGTACTCGTCTGTTTAACTCTGTCGTTAAGTACAAAAGCCATTTAATTAATCCTCTATTACGCGTCGCCTAATCTAATAATAGCATTTGAAGCATCAGCAGTAGGAAACTGAATAACAAAGTCTCCGTTAGTTGCTGTTTTATTGCCACCAAAATCTAAAACTAGTACAAGCTCGTTTCCGCCTCCAGTTGATTTGTATATTGCAGCTCCTGCAGCAGTTAACGTAACAGATGGAAAAGTCAGATCATCAAAATCAACGAATGCAGTTGTTGTTCCTGCAATACCTGCGTTTGTTAATTCTTTACCACCAGCTGGATAAGCTGTTCCACTTGGGTTAACTTCACCTTGCCCTGTTCCTGATAGGAATACAGTCGAGGTTACGCTGTAGTTACTTATGCTAGTATACAAAGCACACTTGAAAGTGTTTCCTCCATTTCCAGAAGTGTCAAAATTAAAAGTTCCTTTTAACAAGCCGGACTTGAAAGAATTAGGTACTATGTTTGCCATACTTTATATCTCCTTATTATGGTGATGGTGATTTTATACTGTTACGAATAACACCATCTTGATATTCGTCCCTTCTTCTTCTACCTTCTTGTTCAATAGAATATGAAGCTGCAGCTCTCTTATAAGCCGCTTCGTAGTATTGTAACATATCCACAGGACCTTTCAAGTATCCATATGCTTCTACGAGTGAGGCGTATAAAAGTAAGTCTTGGTACTTATTAGATAAGTAAGTCCCAGTTCCACTTTTTGTAGCGTCTGTAAGACTAACTGGCTGTTTCATATAAGCCAAAGTTATCTCATAAGTAGCATTTGGAGTAGGTGCTACTACCCAAAAGTTTGCATCCCAGTTAGCGTAATACTTTGGTATCCCAGAAGCTGTGCTTGGTGTGTCGTAAAACGCTGCCATATAACTGGTGTCTTTTTTCTCTAAGAATGTTTGTGTGTTTGGAGTTACGTTCGTATCCTTTAGTTGAACGTATCTAATATTTCTAAGATCAGATGGAATTGTTACGTACCTATTTCCAACAGCTAAGTTAGATGTAGCGTAATGTCTGTTGTCATCTGAGTCTATTTCTCTATAAATTCTATTCTCTGCATTTTGTATGAATCTATTTACAACTGCAGTTGTTAAAACACCACTATCAACTTCTGTGTAATTTCTAATATCATCTGTTATGTTTGTTAAAGTATATGCCATTACGCGTCTAGAGTTACCGGTCCTGCTGTAACTGTCATGCCTCCTGATTGTTCTGTTATAGTAGGGGTTGACCCTAATGTAAATGTATACTTATCTGTAGTAGTAACTGTAATTGTAAAACCAGATCCGGCCGTATAAGCTGTTGAAGCCAGTCCTCCTGGAGAACCTTCTACATTTCTAAATCTTACGGTATCGTTTGTAGATCTTCCATGATTTATTTCTGTGACAGTTATTGTTGTAGACCCACTAGTTATTGTAAAAGGATTAGACCCTAACAATCTTGCAACTGCTGGCTCGACTCTATCAGGTCTCGCATTACGTAAACCTTGTGGATCAGCTGTAAATCTTTTTGGTTCTAATTGTGGATGTTTCTTTTCAAACTCTGAAGTATGAACTTTTGCACCATTCCATTCTATTCTCATTTCTTTATATGGAAACTCCATGCCAGATCGATCAGATATAAATTTTGCATACTTACCTACGGCCATTAATTAACCTCCGTAAAATAAGAATTAGGTGTGATGAAAGAACTAGAAGGAGAACCATCTTCTTGTAAAGCTCTTTTAAACTCATCTTCGTAATATAATTTAAATTCTTGTGTTCTTTGTGGTGCATATTTTTGTGATAAATAAAAAGTTAGACCTGCTACCATACAAGGTACAAATCTATATGGAACATCAGTTGCATTAGTGTAAGCTCCTGCATCTTGTATTCTTTTTACATAATAATAATTTAAAAATTTACCTGCCTGTGATGCACCAGGTGTTTGATATAAAGTTATTGTAATTCTATCTATTAATCTTTGAACAAAATATTGAGATGGTTGACCTGTGGAAGTTTTGTTTGATAATGCTTGATATGCAGATCTAGCTATTTTAGTTAATGGTGTATCAACATTGTTGTCTCTATAACTAGCTTCTAATACATCATCAACACCATATACAGCTGTTGCACTTGAAGTACCATCTCCTGCTGATCTAAACATTGTGTAAACAGCTTGTCCGTTTACTAAAGTAATATTGTTATTTGCAACTTGCCAATAATGAATTCCACGATTAGCCCATTCTTGAAACATTATATTGAGAGATCTTCTAGAAGTTTTTAATTGATATCCAGTAACATTTTGAATACCCATTCTTTCAAAAGACTCTTCTATAATTTCATCAATAGAAAACCCTTTCTCAAACGTGTGTGTTCCAGAGGTTGTGTTTGCCATTTAGCCTCCTACTTATCTATAACAACAGTAACAGTAGCGTTTGTAAGTGTTTGTACTGACATTCCGCCTTCAAACAATATTCCATCTTCAGCTAAGTTATAAGAAAAAACATCTCCTGCTGGTACATCAACTTGAAATTGATCTACTGCATTTCCATCTCTTAATATAACAGTTCCAGCTGAACCTGTTGAAGCTAAAATAATTCCTCTTAATCTAGTTCTACCTCCAAATATAGTCCCTGCTGATGTTCTTCTAACTGCTTTTACATCACTTTTCATTATCCAGTGTATCCTATAGTTACGGAGTCTGTTGTAGTTAAATCTAAATAAACTCCTGTTTTAAATCTTATACCAGAACCAGGAATCATAATATCTAATCCTTCACTACTAAACTTAGCTTGAAACTCTACAGGTCCACCTGTTCCAGTTCCATCATGTAACTTTACCAAACAGTTAGTCCCACCATGTGCTTGTATATAAGTTACTCGACATGGTCCTAAATTAGTTGAACCACCTGTAATAGTTTTAAAATTACCATCAGCTGTTAGTGTTGTAAATTTTTGATCACTTATAAATGATCCTCCACCTGCCATAATATTCTCCTTAAATTAATGTGGGGCCGAAGCCCCACAAATTATTTATTAAGCTGTTGGTGAATCTGATGATATACCAAAAAACTTAAGTGCTATTACACCACCTGCTCCAGCAGTTCCTGAAATTACAACTTGTACTTCATCAGGTGTTGCCGTAGCTGCAGTTGTTGTTCCACCAGACATTCCTAATACACCATTGCATGGGAAAAATCCTTTGAAACCTGTGCTGTTGATAGCAGCAGTAATACCATCTACGAAACCATCATCATCAGCCTCAGTACCAATGTCAACTAAGTTAACATTATTTGCAGCTGCACTTGTAACAGTGACCGCTACACCCATTGGTATAAAGTTTGATGGGATTCCAATTGATGTTTCTTTGTGATCAGTACCTGTTGCAGCAATCGTAATTGATGTGCTGTATGTAGATAGTGTCATTTCATTTGTTAGGTCTCCAGTAGTAGAGTTTTTAATGATATTTTTAAAACCATTCTCCGATCGTACTGGTCCTTGAAACGTAGTATTTGCCATAGTATTATCCTCCTAGTTTTTTCGAACGCAGTCTCTAGGCCGTCGACTATACTCGTCTACGTTCTGATTAATTGTATAGTGTGTTTTTTATATACTAGATTTAAGTAGAGCGCAAGAGAGCCTGTAATGTGAATTAAATTTATTCAACGATGTAGCTTTTTACTAAGTAGCTACAGAAACTTCTGGAGCTGCACCTTCTATTTTGTTTTGCTGGTGGGCTTTTGCCGCTTCAGCAAGTTTTATATGGCTAATTACTTCTCTGACTTTTCTGTCAATTTTAACCATATTGAGAGTATATCTACCCTCTTTGATCATGCATTTCTCCAAGAGACTCCCATTTTATATCATTTTTTCCAAGTTTGTCAATGATAGCATTTTCAATATCTAATGGGGTATCAATACTACTTATCATAAAATTTCCATAAAGTTGATAAGCAAATATTTGGACTCTAAAGTTTTTGGGGTGCATTTTTCCTTTCTATATTGAAAATGAGGCGGGATTGTGTCCCGCCTCAAATATTTATTGATTACGCACCAGATGTACCGAAGATACCTCTAGGGTCAGATACGCCAAATACGTATCTTTCTCTAGCTTTGTATCTTACGTTACCAGTGTCAAAATCACCTTCCATTTTTGTAGTCAATGGAGCTCTTTCAAGATGTTTCATACCGTTAGGAACATCAGTGATTAAGAAGAAAGCATCTGGGTCCGTTAAGAAGTTATTCACAGAATAACCACCAGGAACCATTCCTTTGCTTACTAATGCATTGATGTCATTGTCAGCTGTTCCAACTCTTTGAGAAGACTTCATAAGTCTTTCTGCTGTGAATTGTAAAGCTGAAGGAATGATCATTCTTTGAGCACTTGCAGCGATTTTTAAACCTCTTTCATCAGTAAGCGCTGCAATGTCGATCATTGCTTGCTCTAATGAAGTTTCGTTTAAGTCTGCATCCGTTGCTAATTTGTTAGCAAAAGTACCATTAATAGTCGGGTGGTTAGTTGCAAATAAATTGCTTCCGTCACCAGATTTAAAGTTACCATTGAAACCATTGTTCAACGGAGATACTGCTTTGATTTGTTTAGTTTGAGCCATAGATCTTGCCAATGCTTTAGTATATCTCTGAGCAAGTCTGTCATATAAGTTGTCCTCAATAGCTTCCTCAGTGATAGCAAACCCAAGAGAGATTGTCTCATGAGTGTATCTAGCTGTGAAAGTTTCTTGAGCTTTATCGAACTCTACTCCAGAACCTTCAGGTTTTACTTTAGCTTGACCGAATCCTGATAACATAACTTCCTCTTCGAAAGCTCTGTCAGATGACTCAGTTGTGTATATTTCAGTATGTAAATTATCATACTGTTTATACTCCAGGCCGAATAGGGCATTCAAACCTGGCTCTAGTTCTTTGACTAGTTGATTACGTGATATTGCCATAGTTATATACTCCTATTATATACCAGCGTGTTGTTTAAAGAAATGTTCACTGATTACAACTCTCCAGACCACACCTGCTGATCCGATGTCATTGTTATCAGGGTCTCTTGAAACACCCACTATTTTTAGTTGTTGAGAACTAGTACCTAAAGTTCCATCATCTAGAGTTGTTCTAGAAATGTAGTTAGGACTTGCTCCTGCTGAATATGATATTTCAGCTGTATTACCTACGTCCGTTGCTAATGATGCACTACCATTGTTTGATCTAATCTCATACACTTGATGAGGATCATCATTTACTAATGCAACAATATCTGTAGCAGTATTGCTACCTAACAGATATGCTTGGAACGTTGGCTTACTTGTTGAG